GTCGCTTATTGGGTTGTCAAAGACTATATCGACAAACCGCTGCTTATCACACCGGAGCAAATCGAGCGCATACCGGCGCACGATTCGGACGGCTTGCCAGTCATGCTTCACTTGTTCAAGCCGACGCGCCCCGACCAATACAGGGGCGTTCCGTTGCTTGCGAACGTCATCGAGACGTTGCACAATACGCGCAACTATGCGCAAGCCGAGTTGCAGGCGGCGATCTTCCAGTCGGCGGTTTGGGGCTTTTTCACGTCGAATAATCCGACGAGCGACGAGACAGTACCGTTGAGCGATGGTTTTTTGGACGAAAAGGTCCCGTTGAACGAAGAAGCCGTTAAAGAGGATTTGCAATTATCGCCTTATACGCAATCGAGAACGAATAGCGTTAAATCGCAATTATTCCCGACGGCGAAGGTTATGAGCGCGGGGCAGTTCCAACATTTGGCAGAGGGCGAGGACGTCAAGTTCTTACAATCGACGCATCCGAACAACAATTTCGACGCGTTTATGAAGGCGCACAATCTGAGCGTCGCATCGTCAATCGGCATTCCCCGTCAGGTGTTGGAGTGCTCATACGATGGGACGTATGCAAGCGCGCGCGGAAGCGTTTTGGAGGCGAATAGGACGTTCAAGGCGTATCGCTCATATTTCATCGAGTCTTTCTTGAAGCCGCTTTTCGAGGTGTTCGCATACGAGGTTGTGGACGAGTTGGGCGGTTTTGACGATCCGTTATTTGTTGCGCGTGCATTATCGATTGAGTCTGTATGGCAAGCGCCAGCGGCGCTTTGTCTCGATCCGCGAGCCGAGCTAGAGGGGGCTCGACTCGCCATCGAGATGGGCTTAATCGATGCGGATGAAGCGGCGCAAATGATATACGGGCACAAAGCAAAGCGAGGGGCAAATGTTGAAAACATTTGATATCTATTACGACATATCACCGCTATATCTGGAGGCACTGGACAAGCATCTTCGGGCGTGTGCGACGGACAAAGAAATCAATCTCAATATCTGTTCGCCGGGCGGGGACATCTACGCAGGCATCGCGATCGCCGAGAAGTTGCGAGCGTGCGGCAAGCGCGTGAATGCGCGTGTTTGGGGCTATGCGGCGAGCGCGGCGTTCACTATCGCGTGCGCGTGCGACTTCGTCGAGGCGTCGCCTTTAACGCATTTCATGGTGCATAGTGCCTACGGATGGGGCGGCGACGTTGACGAGGGCTGCAAACATGCGAACGAGTCGCAATTGGCGTTGATTCATCGCAAGAATGCAGAGTACACGGAAAAGGAATTAGCCGAGGACCGTTGGTTTACAGCCAGCGAGGCGCAAGCCTTCGGACTTGTGGATCGGATAGTGGAGTTTGAGGGAGACGCCGAGGCATTGCGCGCGGCGGCGTATGGTTTTAGTAAGTTCCGAAACATTGGAGGGGACACAATGAAAGCCGAAGAAATGAAGAAAGAGGAAGTCATCGAGGAAAAGGCGGAAGATTTGACGCCGGAAACCGTCGATGAAAAAGTCGAAGAGCAGGTCGAGGAAAATGACGACGTGAAAAGCGACGACCTATTGGAGCAAGTCATCGAGCGCATCGAGGAATTGACCGCGCGCGTCGCGGCTTTGGAGGAAAAGCGCGAAGCGGAATGCGAGCCTAACGACGAGAAAAAGGCGAAATTGGCGGCGCGCCTTGCGTCTATTTCGCGCCCCGTTGCACGCGTCGTTGCGACCGAGGAAGAAAAGAGCGCGCAGAGCGCGGCTAAAGATCTTGAACGTTTCAAAGCGGTATACGGAACGAGTTTCGACCGTTTCATTCGTGGATAAGCATGGAGGATTGAGAGATGGCAAATCACACGACGATTTTAATCAATGACACTGTGACGCAGGGTCAAACCTTGCTCATGGAGAGCCCGCGCCCGCAATTGTTGCAGTCGCGCTATTTCCCCACCGACAACGTGATGGACGTTTTCGACAGCAAGAAAGTAATGCTGGACTTCGACAACGGCGATTTGCAGTCGGGCGCCTTTTTCGCCAAGGGCTATGGCGACGGCAACAAGACGACCTACTACAGCGAAGTCTGTGAACCGCCCCGCATCGCCGAAAGCGACATCATCGACGCCGGCGACCGCGATCGCGTTTTGTTTGAGCAGTTGTGTCGAGCCCAGGGCAACGTCACGCCGAGTCATGCCGACGCTTTAAACGATTTGTTGCGCATCAAGGCGGGTCGTTGTGCCGACCGCGTGCAACGTGGCATCGAGCGTCTTTGTTCTATGCTTTTGCAGAAAAACGCGCTTGCATTGCAATACAAGTCGAGCCCGTCGGCATCGTCGAACGACGTTACTGTTGACGTGCAATACTTCAATGACAATACCACCGGCGCGGCGGCGGATGGCGGCAAGAATCCGCAGGTGTATGAGTCGAAGGCATGGGGCGGCGCGGATGCAACGCCTTATGACGACGTTTGCGCTATGTGTCGCAAGCTGGTGCAGAATGGTGGCAACGCCGTTGATTTGCTCATGAGCCCGCAAATGTGGGGACATCTCATCGCCGACATCACAAAGAAGATGGGCAATGGTATGCCCCAAATCAATTACACGATCATCAATAGCGGCGACAAGGGCGGATTGTATGATGAAGACATTCTTGACGCCCAGCACGTCGGCAGTGCAAACTTCGGCGGCTACGTTTTGAATTTGATTGTTTACAGCGGTGCATACACGAAGATTGAAAAAGACAAGGAGGTTTTCACGCCGTATTTGCCTGAAAACTTCGTCTGCGTTATCGCCCCGAACGTTGGGCATACGTTGTGCGGCGCCGTCAATAAGGCGAGCGTCGGCGCATTCGTCAATGGAGGCGATGCGGCTTTGGTACGTCACACGGGCAAGTTCATCGTGACGAAGTATTTCGACTTCGCCAACGAGCAAGTGAGCGTTCGTTGTGAGTCGTTGCCATTGCCCGCCCCGCATCGTCGTTGGGGTTGGGTAACGAAGACGGACGCCACAACGCCCGTTGGATCGTAGTAGAGAGCGAACAGGCGAGTGATAGGCTAGCAGGAGGGCGAGAGGATGGAGAGATTGACGGATATTGTGAACGCGGATTTACGCAACATTCTATGCGATTTTAGGGACTTTACACGCCCCGTTCGCTTGAAGGTTGGCAACGTCGTTTATTCGATTTATGCGTCGCTTCAATCCGATAAAATCGCCCTGACCGCAGACATCGAGCCGATCAACGTCTTCGAGCTCTCTATCTATTTCGAGGACATAACGGACGAGGCATTCCGTCGTTCATTCGTCAAGGGTGGGATCGTTTACATCTCGCTTGAGGCAGAAGGGAATGATTCATGGGTAGGCTATCGCATAGTAGACACGGCGACGACGATGGGCGTTCTTCGGAGCGCATCATTGACACGCACGAAGGGGCGTTAGATGCTTAATATCTTCACATTGACCGAGCATATCGCGTCGGCGCTTCGGGAGGAGTTGGACGGCTTGACGTATCGATTCAAAGGTACGGACGAGGCGAACGACGCCACCGAGACGAAGCCGCGCGTCTATACGTTCACATACGACGGCGAGTTGGATCGTGATAAATTGCCCGTGCATACGCCGAGCGTATTGTTGCAGGTGATAAAGCGAGACAGCAACGCCGTTTCGTATCTGGTGCACGTGTACGTCGTGAACGCGTCAATCATCGACGATGAAATCGCCATCGATTGCGGCGATGAATCGTATCGCATGGGCGAGGGCGACGAGCCGTGCGAGTATGGGGCGCGGCGCGATCTCTATCGCGCTTGTTTGCTATTGGGCGAGAGCGTCTACAACGCACTGAACACAATATCGCTATCGTGTTTGGCGCGCATCGACAACGTCGTTTTGAACGCGCCGATTGCTTACATGGAGCAGTTCCCAGCTTGCGAGTGCACGGTTTCTTTCGATTGTGCACTAGGCAATGGCGAGAGCTTCGTTCGTTCGAAATTTGAGGAGATACTGTGATATGGCGAATATCAATTTCGGTCTCAGCGGAAACCTTGCGCAAAGCGGGATTCACTTTAACGAATTTGTGAAGCATTCGAAAACTGAGGAGTGGAAACAAGTCGTTACAGATGCAACTAATTCCGTTAATTACGTGTATGATCCGACCCAAAAGGATTTATATGTTCGCTTGCAAATTTCGCCGAGAAACACAACGAGATATTCGTTCCAGGGCAAGAACAGCGGAGGGCTAGGGTACGGCGATTATACGGACAAAGACGCGTTTATTCTAGGAACGGAAGCGAAGACAGAACCCGTAAAATGGACTAGAGACGAGTTGGAGTTTTTTGTTCCGAAGCAAACAAAATCGAGCGGAATGTCTATTTATGCGCCGTATCAGGGAACGATCCCTTTGACGCTATTACCCGATGGTGCGTGCGAGTCCATCGGAGAGACGTTCGAACCGCCGGTGCGTGCGAGTCCATCGGAGAGACGTTCGAACCGCCGGTGAATAATTCGACGAACAACGTCGAGAGCACGATCAAGATCCGCCCCGTTTATCCGTACAGCTTGAACCAAGCACGACCGAGTTTGACGTATGGAACAAACGGTGGAGACATCTCGATGGACGCGGTTTGGAACGAGCCAGAAAAAGGTTTCGACGTGAAATTCACGTATAATCGGATTCGAGATATTGAACTAAAATTTCAAGCGGAGGTTGCAATGGCAACAGAGAAATATGGAGCATTTGGCGATTTAGGCAAGTCTCTAAACGTTACGCCCGTTTCGACTGATACTGTTATCGCAGTATTGGCACGTGGCAGGACGGAATTAAACGCGGCGACGTTCGCGGATTTGTCGGCGTATCTGAACGATACGCCGATCAGTCCGAACGATGCAAACGATATGTGTGCTTATGCGCTTTATGCGACGGCGGGCGTGAACAACGTCGTGTGGTGCGGCGGTACTGATTTGGCGGCGTGTATCAAGACGTTCCAAGACTACATGACGAGAACGCCGCAAGTGTCGTGCATCGTGATTGACGGCGCGTTCGAGACGGACAAAGAGGACGCGGCAACGATCCTTGCAGGCATCAAAAAGATCGACGGACATTGGGACGCAACGGCGATTTTGAATTGCGACGCGGCGCCAGACCACACGGGCAAGCCTTGCATTTCCGAAGATGCAGTCGTGACAATGGGCTTTATCAAGACGGGCGCGAATATTTTGCCGTTGAGCGCGATCCGCGCAGGGCTTTGCGCACGAAGTGATGCGGAATACGGCGCGCCCGCCCGAAGCGGCGGCAACCTTGTCATCCCGAACGCCGAGGCGTGGGGGGCATACGACAGCAAGAGCTTTACGGCTATGCCTATCAGTGAGACGCTTGCGACGAGTTTGTCGGCGGAAGGCGTTTGCGCCGTCGTCAATTATTCGGGCACGTATCGCACGTGGGGCGACCATACGAGCTTGTTTGCCGCCGGTGCAATCGCCGACGAGCGGGCACGATTCGACAATAGCATCCGCATGTTGCGTTCCATTACAAATCGCTTCCAACTCAAGTATCGCGCATCGATTGATTCGCCGTTTACGTTGCAAATGCGAAACGACATCATCAATGAGCAACTGGACTATCTGAATGGATTAGTCGCCAAGGGCGCGCTCATCGGCAAGCCGACGTGCGAGTTCCGAGCGATTGACAATCCCAAGGACAATATCCAAAAGGGCGAGTTCAAGTGGAACATAACGTGCACGACGACGAATCCGCTTAAATATGCGTATGTGAGCGTCTCTTACACGAGCGCAGGGCTTGATACATTGGTAGAGGAGGGCTAATCATGCTAGTTCAAATTCCAAGACATGGTGCGATTAAAGGTTGCACGGTTTACGCAGCTCCCCACGGCGTAGCATCCAAGACACCCGCTTGCATCGATGCAAGCGTGACATTGCCCCAGCTATCATTCCCGACGAATACGATCCAAGCGATGGGCGGTTTCGACATTCCTGACCAAACGCGCCTTGAGGCAATGACGTGCACGATCAGCGTTGAAGCTGGCGTCGAGTCGAACGAGCTCATGCAAAGCGGCAACGCGTCGTATATCATCCGGTGGGGGCAAGAAGTCACGAATCCCGACGGCACGATCGGGCTTGAGAAATGGCAAGCATTCGTTTCGGGCATCGTCGCATCGAGCCCAGCGCCTTCTTTGGAGGTTGGGCAATCTGGAACAAGCGACATCACAATCAATGTGAGTCGCTATCGACTTGTTCACAACGACGTGAACGAGCTTTTTGCGATTGACCGAATAGCCGGCACTCTTTGCATCAATGGCAAGGATTTGCGAGCGCCTTTGAATGCTATTCTCTAGCAGTATGAAGGCGACAAGCCCGTGACAAACACGGGCTTTTTGTGTATTTTGGAGCAGTGGAGACTATTGACTATGGACAATAAATTCAAATTGAGAAAAGCAATAAATGGCATCGAGGAATTAAATTTCGCGTTCGATAAACTCACGGCGATTGACTACAAAACGATATGCAGGATTGAGCGCAAGATGAACGGGCTTAGTGTCGATGCGCTTGCAGATTCAATCATTGCGAGCGCGGGGACGCGCAAGACATCGAGCGAGTTTCGTATCGCGTGCGCATGGGTTGCTGCGGTCAAGGGCACGGAGGGGCTAACGGTGGACGACTACGATCAATTGTCGCTTGACGACTTGTTAGAACTGGAGACGTTCGGCTTGCTTTTTTTCGTCGGATCTTTGGAGTAGACGGCGCAAACTTCAAAGAGTTTTTTCTTCGCACCTATGGCGAAATCGGCGCGGTTTCAATGGTCTTTCACACTTCGGCGACCGAGCTTTTGCGCATGCCGTTGGCGGACTTTTACGAAACATTCAGTTTAATCTACAAAGAATCGAATCGGAGACGTGGCAATGCGTAAAAGCCGATATGAAATAGAGCTAGGGATCAAGGGCGACGATAAGGTGCGCGCCCAGATACGCGACATTGACGACGGAGTGGCGAGCATTTCGGAGCGAGCGGACAATCTGGACTTCAAAGGCGCGTTGAACGGGGCGCAAGAGCTATCGAGAAAGATGGCGGAGGTTGCAAAGGGCGGCGAAGATGCAACGTTGCAAATGAGCGCGTTCGAGTCGGCATCGAAGAAGGCGATAAAATCGCTTGAAAAGCAGGCGAGCGATCTCACCTATTCCCTAACAGAGCAGGGAAAAGCCCAGCGAGAGCGACTTCGGGCGATTGACGACGAGATCGCCAAGCTAGGCAAGACCAAAGAGGACGCCCGCAGGCGCAAAGAGCTTGAAAAAGAGCGCGC